TTTGATAAAATTAATGACAAATGGTTTAACAAAGGAGCATTTGATCATATGACTGCGTGTGGACATGTTTTACCAGATGTCCATGCCAATTATGCTAGAGATTTGGCTAGGGAACATTTTGGCTGGGGCAAAAGCCCGGTTGACAAAGACGCATAACGAGCATATAATATATGTATTGTTAAACAAACAGGAGCTGAAATTGGCTAAAGTAGCAACCGAAAAAAAGACCCGTATAACTAAAAAACAAGTTACGGCCCACCGTACTCGTGCAGTTAAAGATACTAGCCCAGTTTGGGATGGTTGCGAAACTTGGGACGCAGATACATTCCATCGTTTCTTCAAACGTGCAATGGACTACTATCGTTTAGAGTCTGACATTAAAAGTTACAAACCAGTTGTAGTCAAGTGGATGGAAACTATCGGTTGTACTCGAGCAGATGTTACAGCATTCAAGAAAGTTAAGGATAGCCGTGTTGGTACCACAATGGGTGCAGTTGCGGCATGCTTGAATCGAGGTATGACTCCACAACGTGCTGATTTTAATAACGGTCGCGACACTGCGGCGTGGTTGCGTAACGAAATTGTTAAGGTACTTAGCGAGGGTAGAGATGACATTGACCCAGAAGTGCTAGCCGCAGAGAAAGAAGCTTCAAAGAAAGAAGTCTTCACCCCGTCAATCCAAGAGCGTGTTAAAGAAGCCGCGTACCGAATGACTGAAGAAATTGAAGATGCTCTTGAAGGTTTCCAAACAGACCCAGAAGCATTTGATCCAAAAGCATTTAAGATGCTAAACTTGCTCAAAGGTAAAGAAGTTAAAGCCGCTCATGCACGTATTATTAAAGGTTTTTACGAACGTGATTTAGCAGAGCTTGAAGAACTTGCATCTGGCAAGGGTGACGAGCAATTGAAGGAAGGTTATAGCCATCGTAGCAAAAAACAGATCCGCAATCTTATTACTTTCTATCAAGAGATTATGAGTGCTTGCGATATGCTTGCACAAGAAGCTAAAGTTAATCGCAAGCCACGTAAAGCTAAAGCAGTTCCAAAAGAAAAGTTAGTTGCTAAACTCAAGTATATGAAGTCTAATGAACCTCTTAAACTTGTTAGCATTAATCCTACTGACATTATTGGTAGCAAAGAATTGTGGATTTTTAATACTAAAACACGTAAACTAGGCAAATATGTTGCTAACGAGTACATGGATCTAGGTGTTAAGGGTACTACAATTACAGGTTTTAATGAAGTGCAAAGCATTTGTAAAACACTTCGTAAGCCCGAAGAAAAGCTCAAAGAGTTCAAAGCCGCTGGTAAAGTACAGTTACGCAAGTTCTTAGATGACATTAATGCCACTGATACACGTATGAATGGTCGCATTAACGAAGAAACTATTCTACTTAGAGTAGTGTAACAGTCTAGCAAATCATGGATAAATACTCGAAAGAGAGTATTATCCATGACCCAACTGCTATCAATTCAAGACGATAAAATTGTAATAAAAACCCTAGTTTTAGAATCAACTTCGGGTGCGGTAAAACACGACGGCGATATTGCAGTTTGTGGCGCAATCAGTGTAGGCAAAGACTTAACGGTTACTGGCACAATTAATGCCGGGACCGTTAAAGTTAAAAACTTAATTACTGAATCCGGTACTATCGAGGGAGTAGGGCAATGGACTACTAACCTCGAAGAAGATCTTAACGGAAAAGGGTTTGGTTGGACTTGGGGGAATGGTACTACCCGATTAATGTATCGAAACGGTGGAAGAATCTGGACCAACGGTGATGTTGATTTAGATGCTAGTAAAAGTTTTAAAATTGATAATGTAGCTGTCCTTAGCATTGGCGAACTAGGTTCGCAGATAAAGAAAAGCAGTTTAACAGAAGTAGGCACTTTAAAATCCCTCAATGTAACTGGTCATGTTTCGTTGGGCGATTTTATATTTTTTAACCCAACTGTTGAACGACTAGGTATTGGCACACAAACTCCTAACGGTTCGTTAGGTATTGTTAGTAACGGTATCGAAATAGTAGTTGATAGCATAAGCCCTAGTCAAGCAATTTTTGGTACTTATACTAATCATGATTTTTCGATAATTTCAGATAGCACTCCAAGAATAACTGTTAAAAATAACGGCGAAGTACACGTAGGCGATGAACAAAGCAAATCAGGTATAATGCGTATATTTGGTTCATTATATGTTGATAACTTAGTAGCGGATAACCGTGTTGAGCGTACAAGCCCGTTAGAATTTAAAGCCGATAAAGATAGTAATATTTACGGTAAAGGTTTAATTTGGTCAGGTAACGGTGCTAATCGACAGTTTGTCATGAGGAGTAATCCGGATAGATTATGGTCATCAGAATCTATTGACCTTAATCAAGGACAACAATATCATATCAATGGTGTTGCAGTACTATCTGCAGAATCATTAGGATCGAGCATAGTTCATTCAAACCTAATCAGTGTTGGGCCATTACAGTCTTTAACTGTACAAGGAAGTGCAACATTTATAAATGGAATTAAAACATCTTCGATTGAGAGTAATTCTGTTGTATCAAATCAAATACAAGCGACAGATACCTTTACTATTAACGTAAACAACATCCAAACATTTTATTCTGATAATAACGAAATAGAAATTGGAAATAAAAATAATCTTCGCAAGCCGGTAAAAGTATTTGGCCCATTAAGTGTTGGCATTAATAATCCAGACCCTACTTTAGGATTAGCTGTCAACGGTGATGTTAGTTTTTCTGACAAACGTTTCACTAATGGTACGGGTGCGCCGACCACCGGAACTTTCACCAAAAGTGACATTTGTTGGAATACAACTCCACAAGAATACGGTTACATTGGATGGGTTTGTGTTGCTGATGGAACACCTGGTACTTGGTTACCGTTTGGCGCAATTAGTCGCCAATAACATTGACATACAGTAGCAATACTGTATAATTACTGTTAGCGGACTTTTAACGTCATTCATCCCGCTATATAAACTCTGCATGTCGTCAAACTTGCTACCTTACAAAGGAGACTAGAGATGGCAAATCTTCAACCCGTACAATACAAGTACACGTCAACAAAAGAATATCACGACTCGTTCCCATGCGCTTATCGTCAATGGAGAGCTGATAGTCACTGTAATCTAATCCACGGTTATAGTTTTAATATGAAATTCTATTTTGGTACAAACGATTTAGATGCACGTAACTGGGCCGCTGACTACGGTGGGCTCAAAGAACTTAAAGGTATTTTAGAAAGTCAATTTGATCATACCCTGTTAGTAGCAGAAGATGATCCTGAATTGGAATTTTACAAGGAAATGGAAAAGCGTAAGTTGGCAAAACTTACTATCCTTCCAAAACTAGGTTGTGAAGGTCTTGCTGATCAACTTTACAAATATGTTAACGGAGTATATATTCCAGACATGTGGGGTGACGGAGAGGCTAACCGCCTGTGGTGCTATCGTGTAGAAGTTAGAGAAACTCAAAGCAACATGGCTTTCCGTGAAGGTCACCGTGAATGGAATGAAGATTTATTTGCATAAAATTTGGCGCATTTGGGCTAAAGCATTAGGTGAGAAAGCAGGCAGTTCGGACGTGGAAGCGGACCGAATTGCTTGCATTAGAACGCTAGTTGTGTTAATATACATTATCACAAACTTTTTTATAATCGCAGGCGTCATAAGGCATTGGTAATGGGTAAAATAGGCTTCGCATGTAAATGGATTGACCATGCAGATCAGGTTAACGGCATTAAACCTAATGATGATGCTAAGAAATATAACACAGGCAGTACTACTGTTGCGTGGTTAAATAGACAGAGCAAAGACATAGCAGAGCAAAAACTCTGGGACTTAATGGTTCAAAATTTAGCGGCTACACAAAAACTTGTAGACCGTGTGGGAAAACTCGATGAAAATCTTAGGATGGTGCGTATTAGCAGTGATATTCTTCCTGTGTATACCCAGTCTGACTGGAGTTATTTTTGGCGCAGGCCTGATGTTGTTAGCTATCTCGAGCGCAATTTTATACTTGTTGGTAATAGTGCTCGTGCAAGCGGTACCCGTCTTAGTATGCATCCTGGTCAGTTTGTTGTGCTGGCTAGCATTAACGAAGGCATTGTCGGACGAAGTATAGAGGAATTTGAATATCATGCAGATATGGCACGATACATGGGCTATGGTAAATCCTTCCAGGATTTTAAAATCAACGTACACATCTCGGGTAAACAAGGTCCCGACGGTATTCGATCTGCCTACAAACGCCTTACCCCCGAAGCCCGGAATTGTATTACAATTGAAAACGAAGAAAATGCATGGGGGCTAGATGATTGTTTATCTATTAGCGATATCGTTCCTATTGTGCTCGATATACACCATCATTGGATTCGCGAAGGGGAATATATCCTTCCGACAGACCATCGTGTTAAGCGTGTCCTGGACAGTTGGCGTGGTCTGCGCCCTACTATGCATTACTCAGTTAGTCGTGAAGATTACCTTGTGGATCATAATAGACTTGCCGCACCTAATCATGCCCAACTACTTCTAGACGGGTATAAGAAACAAAAGCTGAGGGCACACAGCGACTTTTATTGGAATCAAAAAACAAACGAATGGGCAATAACTTTTCTAAACCAGTTCGACATAATGTGCGAAAGCAAGGGCAAAAACCTCGCCAGCATGGAACTGTACAATCAATGGAGGAAGACCGTATGACAAATGCACATAAGTTAATTCATCATATCGAAACGCTTAAAGAAAAACACGATGCGCTAGATGCACAGATAAAAGAACTTTATGACCATCATACAGACAACTTTAAAGTAGAAGAATTAAAAAAGAAAAAGCTGAAACTCAAAGATGAGATCCAGCTTAATCAAACAAAACTAAACAAACTTATTTAGGCTGCTTTGGTGTGCGTGGAGCACGTGGCTTTTTAACAGCAGGTGCTTTAGCTTTCTTAACTTTAGCAGGTGCTATTTCAGCAACCGGAGCAACTTCTGCAACGACCGCAGGTGCCGCAACTTCAATAACCGCAGGTGCCGCAACTTCAACTTTATACGGTGCTACTTCTGGTTCTACTGGCTTTTTACCAGAGAATAGTGATTTAAAAAATCTAATCATAATAAGATCTCCTTGTTAGATATTTATAACTAAATACCGTATGGCATACAATTTCATACGATATACGATCTTAAATGAGGCAAAATCTAGTAAAACCTTAGAATTATTAGACTTGCCCTATGCTAAAGACGATTTGGATCCTGCATTAAGCGAGGACACAATTAAGTATCATTATAGCAAATTGTATAAAGCATACGTTACTAGATACAATGACGGTGAAGGTGATGCTGACTTTAATGAGGCGGGTGCGTTTTTACACAATTTATTGTTTGCTCAATATCAAAAGCCATCAACAAATAACGAACCAACTGGACCTGCGGCTGAAATTATTATTAAGAACTTTAAAACCTTTGATAGATTTAAGGATATGTTTCTTAAAGAAGCTATGGCAATACAAGGCAGTGGGTGGGCTTATTTGGCGCAGAATGGCACTATAAAAACAATTAAAAATCACGAGATTAAAAACGATATTGTACTATTAATTGACTGGTGGGAACATGCTTGGGCATTAGACTATCAATCAGATAAGAAAAAGTATTTAGAAAACCAGTGGAAAATTATCAACTGGAACGTAATAAGTAGCAGACTAGGGCTTGCAGAATCTAAAGTCCGCCAATCGTCTTTAAGCTACTAACCGGCATATCCCAAACACGCCTAGCTTCAACTCCCTTTTCCTGAGCAAACTTCTTAGCATCACAATTGCCACATACGTGGTAGTAATTGTTGTTTAGCCTCTTTGGGTCCATGTTGCCCTTATCACGTTTAAACACGTTGTGACAACTATCACATCGAAATAACACTACGGTCTTTTTACGAAGGTAAACATGTGTTTTACCGTACTTGCTGGTACGATAATGCGCAGTTTTGATAAATTCAGTTCCTATATACATAAGTGTATTTACATTAAGGTTATAAAAATGTTTTGCTAAATATGATATCGAGGGGTTATTATGATCACTATTTCAGAGTCAGCAAAAACAAAAATTAAAGATTTACTCTATGAAGAGGGAAATCCTAACCTAGCATTACGTACATTTGTTCAAGGCGGTGGCTGTAGCGGAATGAGTTACGGTTTTACGTTTGATGACGTGATGAATGAGGATGATTTTGAAGTTCCATTAGACGAGTTTCGTGTGCTTGTAGACAGCATGAGTATGCAATATCTACAAGGCGCAGAAATAGATTATAAAGAAGAACTTATGGGCAGTTCTTTTACAATTAAAAATCCCAACGCACAAACTACGTGTGGTTGCGGATCAAGCTTCGGAGTTTAAGAAAAATGGCAAAACAAACAATTGATATTGGCGTACAGGGTAACGACGGTACAGGCGACAGTATTCGAGAATCGTTCCGTAAAGTTAACGAAAACTTTACACAACTCTATCAAATCTTTGGTGGGGATACTATTAAATTTACGAATCTTGATGATGCCCCAGTAAGCTACGATCCAAATCAAGTTATTATTTCAAGTAATGATGCTTCAAAATTAACTGCAAGATCACTTACAAGTTCAGACGGTAGAATTACTATCGATACTTCTGATGACGGTACTATTGATTTTACATCTAACGCTGGGGATCTTGTTGGGGATTTAGAGCCAACACTAGGTGCTCCGATGAATGCCGCTCTTTTACCAATAGGCAACGTTCCGGACCCAACATCTACATTAGCAGACTTTTGGAGAAGTGCTCACCCAGCTGTTCCGTACGACACTGAAACTGCCTTGTCAAAATTAGCAATATCAAAAGGATACGCTGATACCCGTTATGTACAAAAATCTTCTACTGGTGTTTTAGGTGATGCATTAAAAGTTAGAAATGAGCCGCTGGTGGCAGATTCAACTAATGTTGATAGCCCACAGAATGCATCTGGTAATTATTACGACCCGACTATGACGGGTAATTATCTAGCAACTGAGGCTGTTCAAAGAAGATTTGTAGTAAATCGTGCTGGCGATACAATGACCGGCAAGTTAACATTAAACGATCATCCAGCACCTATGGCTGGTCAAGGTACTCCCAACTCTGGTGATGATTTACAGGCGGCTACTAAATTTTATGTCGATAACAGTACATACTCAAGCAATGTCAATTTATTTGTCAGCGCATCTAGTGGTGATGATCTGCAACAAAAAACACCTGCAGGTAAAGAAGGACGCTTTTGGAATTATGCATATAGAAGCATCGGTGCTGCCGCATTACAAGCTGAGAACTTAATTAACTTAGCTAGCCAGGAGCCTGGCCCTTATCGTCAACGATTAAGTTATACAATTGGGCCTGATCAAACTTTTAGTACGATCCAGAGCGCAGTACTAACTGGCGGGAATAGTAGTGACCTAGGCTACACAGATGCGTCTGAATTATTAAGACTTAACAAAGCATTTATCCAAGCAGAAACTATTGCCTATATTAATAACAAATATGTTAATACGTTTACCTATAATAAAGAAACTTGCAAACGTGATGTAAGATTAATTTTAGATGCAGTTGCTAATGATCTAGTATTAGATTCAACATTTAATTCTACTAGGGCAGGAACTGCATATCTTAACAGTACAGCTAGTACAGTTTTAGGAAGCCAGCTTGTTCAAACTGTTGATGCTATTAAATTTGCTAGAGATCAAATTTTAAATTATTCTTACAGTACTATTGAATTTGAAGCATATTTGAATCTTGTTATTGACGCACTATCTTATGATGTAGTATTTTTATCTAACTACCAAAGTACACAGGTGGCGTTGGCGTTTTCTCGTGCTGGCACTGATCTAAGTGCTGATCAAATTATTGAAGTATTAGAAAATTTAAAAACTGATATTTTAGCTATTAGTGAAGTAGATGGTAACACGACTGCTACTAATAATATTACAAATAATATTGTTTTAATAGAATCTATTATTAGAAATGGAGTTGTACCAAATCCTAAATTCCCTAATCTATCTGGAACTTCAGTTGGGAAAAACTCTGCTAAAGAATTATTATTAAACAATATTACATTCTTACAAGCAGAAGCTATTAGCTTCTTGACCACTGAATATCCAAATTTGTCTTATAGTAAAGATATTTACAAAAGAGACATAAAGTATGTTAGCTGGAGTATTGTATACGACATGCTATACGGCGGTAATAGCCAAAGTGTATATGCTGGATTACAGTTTTGGATTGGCGCTGTACGACAAATTTCTGAAGAAGAAGTTGAACCGGTACTTGCAGTTTATGATTATCTTAAAACATTGTCAGTGGCAATTGTGCAAAATGATTCGCCAAGTACCGTATATCAACAAAGCGTAAGACAATATCGAAACGAAACGTTAAGCAACGGAAGTGTTGCCGTAACTTCAATCTCTAACAATTTTGATTCAATTATTAGTATAATTGATGATAGCGGAAATGCTCCAGCAGTAGTTGATCCATCAGTTAGTAACGGACCTTCTAGTTTGCAATTAGTTAGAGATGCTATTATTGATTCTGGACAAGTTACAATATTACAGGATAGTGCTACTGATTATATTACTAGTAACTTTGATGTTATTAATGACCCAGTTACTATTGATAAAATTAGTGACCTATTTCAAATTGTAATCGACATATTAGAACTTGGCATTAATTCTAGAGTTGACCCAATTTATTCTAGTCCTGATACTGCATATCGACCAATTGGTTACAGTCATGCTAGAGATTTAATATTACAAAATATTGATTTTATCCAAGACGAAACAGTTGAATACATTATTAATCAATATCCTAGCGTAGTATTTGACAACGATACATGTAAACGAGATTTAAAATATATTCTTGAGGGAGTATGTTATGATGTAACATACGGTGGTAACAGTGGCGGTGTGTACGCTGGCCAACAATACTATCAAAGAGATACTCTTCAAATCAATATATTAGAAAAGGCTGCTACACTAGCGGCATTTACATTTGCACAAGTATTAACAATTCGAGTTTCTCAAAACGATCTATTAGGTGCTGGTGAATTATACTCATCAACTCCGCAGTATACTAATCCTGCACTAGATGAGGGGAATGATGCTTCAATAGTAATTAATAATTCATGGACTGCGGTTAGAATAATTGTTGACGAAAACCCAGAATTACCATACTTGCCAGACGTTCCGTTAACTTATCCAGTGCTAGATAACGGTGCTTATGATAACTTTAATTTAGAAGTTAGAGATATCATTATAACAAATAAACAAAAAATTGCCGATGCTACTACAGACTTTTTAGATACTACATTCACTGGCGGATTTAACTACGATGAATCTATTTGTTATCGAGACGTAGGATACATCATTGACGGACAACGTATCGACTTGGTAACTGGCGGAACTTGGCAAAGTGTGTTTGCCGGTAAAAGCTATTATAAGAATGCCAGCGCACGAGCTATTGCTATTGGTACACAGCTAACTGAAACGCTTGATGGTATTATTTTTGCTAAAAACTTAGCAATACAAGTGTTAAATCAAACTACTGCTACTCGTTACCAATCGTTAGTAACGCAAGTACCATACGATCCAAGTAAGGTACCATCAACTGCCGCTAAAAATAAATTTATAGATAATATGGCAATTCTGTTGGATATTATTCAATACGGTTATGGTGCGGCCCCTACTCCAAGTTTTGGTACTGGTATATGGAACGTTAGAATTACCAACGGTGGCAACGGATATGTTGACCAAGGCATTCCTGGAAACAACGATATTATTCCGGCTAAAGTTATTGTTGGCATCGGCTCAAAGGCCTATGCTAGTATTGTAAAATATGAACCTGGTGTAACTACTAACGTTGACGTTATTAAAGCTCGATTAACTAAGCCGGGATTCTTTACTATCGGTGAAGAAATAGAATTTGGTGAAACAGTAAAAGATTTACAAATAACTATTTTTGCTGAAAGTGGGATATACTACGAAGACTATCCAATTCGTTTAGCAGACAACGTATCTGTTAAAGGTGATGAATTCCGTAGAACAATTGTTCGACCTCGTGATCGTATTAGTCAAAGTCCATGGCGTAAGATTTTCTTTTACCGCGATGCTGTTATTGATGCAATGGAATTAGGGCCAATTGATTATGCTAACGATTATGCTACTAACACTACAATTGCATTAGGCGGTACAAACAACGTAATCACTATCACATTAGGATTTGGCCAAGTACCACAAAGTTGGATTGGCAAAGTGTTGATGGATGATACTGCTCCAAGAAGAGGCAAAGCAATTATCGACTCTGTGAGTGGTAACGTTATGAACTGTTCAGTCATATACCCATTCCAAGAAGCAATTACACTTGCTTCAGGAGATTGGCATTTGTATGACCCAATTAATTACGGTCGTCATTACTTAACTGATCCGTTAGATATTGCAAGTCCTGCAAAGAATAATAAAGAAATTGACTTGTTCCTATGTAATGATGCAATCCGTATCAGTAACTTGACCATGCAAGGACATGGTGGTTTCTGTATGGTACTTGACCCAGAGGGGCAGGTTAAAACTAAATCACCGTACGGACAAGTTTGTACATCGTTCTCACAATCAAATAACCGCAAGCGGTTTGCTGGTGGTCAGTTTGTTGACGGATTTACTGGAAGATTATTTGGTACTATTGTTGGTATTGAAGACAACGGTGTTACGCTAACTATACAGGGACAAACAAACTCAGGTTTAGATTTACGTCCGCCATCGCCGCCATGTGCGTTTTATGTACAAGGCTATCGTTACCAGATTAACGATGTAGTAAGTTTTGACAGTGCAACAGCAACCGTTGTAGTTACTTTAGATGTTGCTACTCCATATTATCCAGAAGACCCAAATAATAGTGCAGGGTATAATAATGCGATCTGTTCACGTGACGTTGGTTTAATTTTAGATGCTGTGACATACGACTTAGTTACTGGATCAAATTACCAAGCTATTAAAGCTGGATTGTCTTACCAGAGAGGAACTAGTAGTGCTGATATTGCTATCGGAACTCAAAAAACACAAACACTTGCTGGGATTAATTTTGTTCGAGATAGCGCATTAGCATTGATTAGTGGCAATAGCTCTGCACAATCTGCATTAACTAGTAGCATGGAAATTATTAATACTATTATCGATCAAGGTATTAGTGCAACACCTACAATTTCATATCCTTCAAATTCTCTTACTTCTGCTAATGCAACTAAAGTAAGAGATATGTTAACTCTTAACCGTGCATTTATACAAGCTGAAATTGTAGCTTACATTTCAGCTTCATTTATAACTAAAAATTATACTGGATACAGCTCAGTCAAGTCATCAAGAGATACTGGATATGTAGTCGATGCACTAATATATGACGTAATGTATGGTGGCAATTCAATGACATATGACTCTGCGTTAACCTATTACGGACAGAGCGTATTTGGTGAACCTCAAACTAATCAAATTCCTAGTACTGCTGTTATATGTGCGGCAGCAATGGCTCGACTAAAAATTGTATTACAACAAATTGTACAAGGCACAACCGTAACAAAATCTGCAGGAAATATTGCAACACAAAACTTATCAGTTGGTAATCAAATCCTTAATACTGATCCTGAATACGCAACCGTGGGTACATTGGTTAATGTTATTACTGATTACATTGCTGACGGAGACTTTGATAGTGTAACAACTAGAACTGCTCCAAACACTACATTTAGTTCAACAGGATATATTAGCGGAACTACGCTGACTATTAGTTCAGCAGTTACCGGCACAATTATGGTTGGACATGAGTTAACAATGGTTGGATCTACAGCCGGCACTTATATCACTAGTTACATCGCTGGTGGCGCAGGTTCTGGTTCAACATGGACAGTCAGCGTTGGCCAAACAGTTGGCTCAGTTGGTTCTCCTGTAGCAGTTAGCGGAGCATTCAGTGCAAGAACAACTATCATCAATGCTAAAACTACATTGAAACAAAATACAATTACCTATCTAAACAATGGTGGTGGATTAAGAATTGAGATAGGCATGGGTGGTAATAAGTCAATGCTAGCAAACGATTTTGCTATGATTAACGACTTAGGATATGCTATTGTTTGTACTAACTCGGGCGTATCAGAACAAGTTTCAACATTTACATACTATTGCCATACACACTATTGGTCGTTGAATGGAGGACAAATTCGTTCTGTGGCTGGATCAAACGCACACGGTACATACGGATTACGTGCTACAGGTTATGACGTAACTGAAAAACCCGATAGTGTAACATTAGCTCAAAACATGATGCAGGTTGCTCGTGTTTATAAAGCAGGTCAATTCTCAGCAGAAATGACTCCTACAGTTAGTGAGCAAGCACTTGCAGTTTATATTCTTGGCTATGACTATACTCCATACAATACTAGTGAGCTTGAAATTGATCACAGCATTGCAGGCGAATTTACTGTTCGATATGAAGTTACCAGTGTTGAACATACTGTAGTAACTATTAATGGACAAAACGTACTTAAGATGAATATAAGTACTGCTGGAAATAATGGAACATCAAGTAGTGGATTGGCAACAACATTGTATGACGGACAACAGGTTATTATCCGTAATTTACAAAACGTTAAATTCACAGGAATTGACAACGTTGCACCAACAAGACCAAGTACTGCTTTACAATATATCGAGAACCTAGCTGACATTTATCGAGTAATTGCATATAACTTAAATGAATCAACTGGCGAATTATTGCCCGACAACATTGCTGTGTTAGGAACTGATTCATCATTTGCATACTATAAATTTGCAACTGATATTCTTAACCTTAATCAAGTTGATCCAGATGATCCAACAAAAACACAAGGTAGTAAAATTGGTGATAACAAAATTTCTGTTTTACAGGTTAGCCAACAGACTACTATCGATCAAATTAACAAAGGCACTTATGTAACAGCATGGAACGGTAGGGTTCATAGGATTACAGAATATGTAGTTCCAGAATTTATTGCAACTGCTAACTATGATCCAAGCAGTAGCGGAACTACATTAAAAGTAACAACAGTTGCAGGCACTATTGAAGCTGGAGACATAATTGTTAACGCGGCATTTACTAGCGGACAAACTGTTGTTACTGTAACACCTGGGGCTACCACGGTTGATCCATATACTCTTATTATTAGTGCCGGGCCTGATACAACTCCAGTAAACGGCTCATCAATAACTTTTGGTATATCTAAAACTGGCTATTTGATTATTGATCCAAATGCAGTAATTAATATTGTCGGCGATGGAACAGCTATTGATGCGTTAATTTATGTTAGCAAAGTTGTTCCTACAACAGGTTATAAATTTGTCACATATGATATTCCATGGAATCCATCAGCATTACCAATTGTTGACAACTATTATAATATTACTGGCCAAAGCAACACTAATTATAATGGATTCCAGCGTGTTGTAGGTGCTTTAAGCAAGACTCAAATTACTGTTAGCGATGTCACTGGATTAACTATTGGCATGGTTGTCACATGCTCAGATGTAAATGCCTATATACCAAGCGGAACAATTCTACAAAGTATTGATAGTCCAACAGAATTTACTGTAAGCCCAGCTTGCTGGATTCCGTCTGGTGTAACTGTTAGTTCAACTGTTGTTGCTGTTCTTGACAGTTTAACAATTACCAATGGTGGTACTGGATATTCAACTCCGCCAGTTATCACAATTGGTAGCGTTGTCAGTGGCGGTGCAACTGCCCAAGCTATTGCAACATGTACTATTACAAACGGTAGTATTACTGGAATTGTTATTGTTAGCCCAGGCTATGGATATACTAGTTTACCCGATGTTATTGTAGAAGGCAATGCGGTATTAACTGCTGTGTTGACTGCAACTGCCACAGTTACGCCAGTTGCTAGTGCAGGCGTTAATACAAATCAAATTACTGTTGCTTATGCAACTGATCCTGGTATATTTGATCGTAAAGATTATGCAGTAGTAACTGCTGGAATTAGCACAACAACTATGACTGTTAGTGCTGTTACTTCCGGAACACTGGCAATTGGACAGACTGTAACAGGTGGCACAATCAGTGCTGATACTAGAATACTTTCACAGATTACTCCGTTAACAGGTGGAGAATCATTAGGCGGTATTGGTCGATATACTGTTAATAATTCACAAGCAGTTAGTGGCGGTACTACTGTAACCGCACAAGTGGTAGTAAGCGGATTCACTTCTAAAACTGGGCCGGCTGTTTTTGTTGGTTCTATTGTTGGAACAGCATTGACTGTTAGCTCAGTAACTAGCGGAACTATTGCAATAGGCCAGGGTATTAGTGGTACAGGTATTAGTAGTGGTACTTATATTACCGCTGGTTCTGGTTCTAGCTGGACCGTTAGTAAGTCATTAACTGTAGGTGCTGGAACAACTATTACTTCAACCCATGCAGTTGTATTGAGTTTAAATACACAGGGATCTGCTCCTGCAACTAACAAGTGGTTTAGGGTTGCTGGAAATACTAACCCATTATATAATGGAATGTACTACTGTATCGCTAGTTCTACTACTAGTGTTACATTAAGTTATCCGTATGAACCAGGAACATGGAGTAGTGTAACTACAACATACATTGCTAAAGAAGTTACAAGTGCATCAAGCGATGCATTAGGTATTGGTAAACCGTTTCCAACAAATGGCGCATTAACACTACGTATTGGTTATGCTGCCGGAACTACTGCACAAATTACACAAAAGATTTCAACAACTCGTGTAACAGGGCATGACTTCTTAGACATCGGTACTGGTAGTTACTCGACTACTAACTATCCATATTCAATTTATGGTAACCCAGTTCTAAGTCGCCAGCAGGCACAAGAAGTTCAGGAAGACGGTGTAGGTCGTGTGTTTTATGTAACCACTGACCAAAACGGTATCTTCCGTGTAGGTCGATTCTTTACAGTTGACCAAGGTACTGGTACTGTTACATTCTCAGCGTCAATTGCCTTGAGTAACTTGGACGGTTTAGGATTTAAGCGTGGTGTTGTTGTAAGTGAATTTAGCACTGACTCAACAATGACGAACAACGCAAGCGAGATCGTGCCTGTACAATCTGCAGTGCGTGGTTACATCGACAAACGATTAGGTCTTGATCACGGCGGCGGCCCAGTTCCATTATCTAACTTAATTGGTTCAGGCTTCTTGGCACTAAACGGTTCGTTGGCTATGAAGGGTAACCTTAACATGGCAACATTTGGTATTGGTAACGTGGCAACTCCACAAAGTGCGTTTGATGCGGCCACTAAAGGGTATGTCGACGGGTTAATTGCCGCACACGATCAACTGATCGAATTACGCGATACACAATTTACTACCTTAGCCGAAGGCAACATTGCCGTATATGATTTAAGTACAACATTTAATCTTCTTAGCATAAGCGGTAACGGCAATACCGTTACAATATCATTTACTCCGCAAGCCAGCCCTCCATTTACACTTGGCTCAATTATTGAAGTTGCAAGCGTCAACCCCGGTGGTTACAATGGTACTAAAATTGTAACCGGATGTACAAATAGTACAGTGCAGTACGCAAGTAACTATACTACTGTTTGGGTTAGTGGTGGCACTGTTACAGCTACTAAGTGGCGTAATATTGCTCTTCCAGCGACTACTAGTGGAAATGATGTAACTCTTACATATAATGGTACTACTGGTTTAATTACAACTGCAATTGGCACAGGCAAGATTACTAATGCAATGGTTAGCACATCGGCTGCTATTGCACAAAGTAAACTAGCAATGGCGGCTGCGACCACTCGCGCTAACTCAACAGGTATTACACAAGCTGATTTAGGTCTAGCTAGTTTTAATAGTACACAGTTTACAATTGCTAGCGGTTGGGTAAGTTTGCAAAGTTCAACCTCTGCATCAACTGGTGTTACACTTGCTAAATTGCAATACATTGGTTCAAATAGTATTTTAGGTAACTTAGGCGGTACTGCGGCGGCACCTAGTGAACTTACTCCAGGCAACGTTGTTGCATCAGGAGATGGTATTAAGAATGCATCATTTACTTCAGCATCTGCACTGTCAAGCGCAATGATGACAGTAACATATGATGGCAGTAATACTAATAATAACACCTACGGCATCACAGCAGTTACAACAAGTGGCGGTAATAGTAGTATTGTTAAAACTGGTTCAGCTGGTGAGATTGATGCTAAACAGTTAAAGATAGACGGCTATAAAGTTATTGATACTACTGCCGCAACTCCGAGTGTAGATTTTTATACACCTGGTGTATTTAATTTCTTAACTGCCACTGGAACTAATGGTACTAATACTGTTTCTACAGTATACGGTACAATAGATATTAGCAATGGTACATTGAAGTCAAGAAGTTTAACAACAGGCCTACCAGGAACAACAGGTAGTATTGTTGGAGACTGGACTGTTGGAGCATCGAGTCAGCTAAGGTTCGGAACTGGTGCGGACTTAACAATGGGCGATGGTACAATTGATGTGCTAAGTGGTACATTAAAAGTTGATACTATTACTACAGGATCGAGTAGCACACGCGGTGATATAACAGGCAATTGGCATTTGTCAGGTACATTTGAAGCTACTTACGCTGACTTGGCTGAATTCTACGAAGGTGATCAAGAATATGCGCCAGGTACAGTGTTAGTGTTTGGCGGCGATAAAGAAGTCACTACTACTAATCTAATGAACGACACACGTTCAGCTGGTGTAGTAACAACTGATCCAGCGTATGTAATGAATAGCGATCAAACTGGTATTAAAGTTTGTATTGCACTTGCTGGACGAGTTCCATGTAAAGTAGTCGGCCGTGTTAAGAAGGGTGATATGCTAACAACTAGTGCTACTACCGGTTATGCTATGAAAGCAAACGATCCTAAATTAGGTGCTATTATTGGTAAGGCATTAGAAGATAAAGACTACGGCGAAGCCGGAGTAATACAAATTGCTGTAGGGAGAGTATAATGGCTCAAAAATTAATTGTAACTGGATCAACCCCTAATGACAAAACAGGGGATAAGTTAAGAAATGCATTTATTAAAGTAAATGAAAATTTTACTGAATTATATGAGGCCGGGGCTCCTATAAGATATCATCTAGGTGATGATGTACAGTTCGTCGATGTTGATGCAGATACTGGTATGGTTGTTATACAAAGTGGTTTTGATACCGGCATGCCAGTATACATCAAAGGTGCAAACTGTAGTGACGAAGGTGTAGGTGGTAATGTTATTATCGAAGCTGGCGGTGCTCCACTACCCAACAATGGAACTACTGGTAACATTGAATTGGCCGCACAGCAGGTTACTATCGAGTCTAACAACAACATGTGGACCTTTAGAGATGACGGTGTGCTAGAACTACCGGAAGGTGGTGACATTGTTGATAGCAACGGTGACTCAGTGTTAGGCGGAACCGGTGATAGTTTGGTAAACGGTGATTCATCGTTTAGCATGTCATCAGATGGAACGTTGACATTAACACATCCTGCCGAGCCAGCCTTACATCCGTTGGCCACAGTGTTAACAGTACAAAAGGCCGCGGGCAACTATCACACTATTTCAGGTGCTTATGGATTAAGTCTACAAGCAACACCAGTCCCCAGTGGATTTGGGCTTAACACCAACACTAACTTTGTTGACATCTTCCACGATGGCATCAGTGTAAATGTGGATAACAACACTTGGGCTTTTGGCACAGATGGAGTGTTAACATTGCCCAATGGTTCTACTATAGGTGACGGTGAAGCTGGCGTTGGTGTTCCAATAACCACAGCCCGTGGCACAATATTGCTAGGCAACCTAGCAGAGTGTGCGGGTGGGGAAAGTCATTTCCACATAATGAAGGCAGGTCAGCAAGCTATTGATTTATTCTTAGGTGATGACAATAACTATGTAAAACTTCCAAGTGCTGGTGGGGTTGAGATTTCTTCGTCAGAGATTGGTGCCCAACATTATTGGACCTTTGGCACAGATGGTAGTTTAACATTACCAGAAGGTGGTTATATAAATGAAACTACACCAATACAAGGCTTTGTAAGAACAAAATATGCAGGAAGTTCAAACGGAGATGTAAATTATTTTACAACTGCTACACTTATTGAAACTAGCATTATAACAACATTTATTGAAAGCTACGATGATTCCTTGGTAGGTGGTGCTGATTATAGTTTCCAGTATGTGGGATACTTTAAGGCACCTGTAACTGGTCTTTACACATTTACTTTATATGGCGATGATTATGCTAAATGTTGGATTGGAGACAATGCAATTGCAGGATATACGTCTGGAAATAGTAGTATATACACCGGATATAATTCAAATAATTTTAATACTATTGAACTAACCGCAAATAATTTTTATCCTATACGAATCCAATGTTGGAACTCTAGTGGGCCAGGATATTTTAGTTTTAGTTGGGCAGGACCTGACGGAGGACCTGACAACAATTTTACTGGGGTAATATATACAGCAATCGGCCAAACAGAAATAACAGCCATTTCTAGACCTATTGTATTGAATACTAACAACATAGATACAGATTATCAATGGACCTTTGGCACAGATGGTTCTTTACAACTACCAGCTGGTGGCACTATTGCAGAAGGCGGTGGCATTAGTGGTGCTATTCGAATTACACCCGCAGGCGGAGCCAACGTTTATCAAGCATTGCTAATTTATCCAACTGCTGAAGGCGAAGGTGATCACATACACTTGACCGCAGGCGGTGGCACCACTGACCTGTATCTAGGCAATGACGATCAATTTGTCAAGATTGATCATGGTGGTAATGTTGTTGTTGCCACAACAAATGCCAATCATTGGACCTTTGACACAACGGGTGATTTAACATTACCAACTGTTATTACTGGTACTGGGTCAACAGTAAAATCACAATCAGCAATACACATACAAGCAGGACAATACTA